CCGAGGCGCTACTTAGCACCCAATGCCAAACCGCCGCCGACATTGAAAAAGTCAAAGAGGCAGCAAGCGCGGCGGGTTACCACTCTTTCCGTGTCGCCGTCTATGACGGCTCGCCGCCGAACTTTGCCGCCGCCGTTAATTTCATCTAATTGGAGTACACACCATGAAACTCACTATTGAAAACGCCTCACAGTTCCGTGACGAGTTCCGCCAATGCGGACGCGCTGACCAATTCAGCTACGAAGCGCTTGGGCTCTTGTTTGATTACTTGGAGGACGTAGACAACGACTACGACTTGGACGTTATCGCCCTCTGTTGCGAATACTCAGAGGATAGCGTCGAGCAAATCGCCGAGTCTTATGGGCTGGAGTTGCCCGATGATGAGACAGAGGAGGAACACCAAACCGCCGTGCGCGCCTACTTGGAAGAACACACGTTTGTAATTGGCGTTACGCCCTCCGGCATCGTCTACGCTCAGTTTTAAGGGTTTACCATGCGCCAACACTACAAACCCGAACCAGCCCCCCGCCCTTGGGCTGATGCCCTTCTGGCGATCTCGATCGGCTTAGCCCTAGCTTTTATTCTTTTGGAGTATCTACCATGAAAAACGAACAGATCAACGAATTGGCTTATGCGGCCTTAGACGCCGCTTGCGCGTCCATCCAAGACGCCTTGGGCGTCAAGACCGGCGACTTTGCCGGTATGTACTTCTCAGGCGAACGGCATGATGCCATCATCGCCATTCTTGCCGATTACATCGGTGCCGAACTATCCGAGGGGGTGCAATCATGAATTTCGTATTGACTACAAACACTAACGACAAGCCGGTGTACGGCGTTGAGGTTAACGGCATGACCATTTACAACCCCCACATGAGCGAGTGTGGGCGGTTTGCCGTCGACCCTCTGCAAGTCTACGGGCTGGATGCCCAGACTGTGGACGCGCTCGCCGCCCTTAACGCCCAACACAACTATTCGACGGAGTGCTAATCATGATCACAGAACGCCAAGCCTACATTAACGGCGACACCCAAACCGCCGCCCTACTGCACCGCATCAACGAACTAGAAGACGCATTGCGCGCCCTCTTGGATGACGACAACGAGAATACGCGCATTCGCGCGGAAATGGCGCTTGAATGATCATTCTCATAGCGGCGATAGCCGCCGCCGTCCTAGCCATTCTTTTCGATCTTGATTAAGGCCCCTTCGGGGGCTTTTTCAATGGCGCGGCGCAAGTCTGAGCGGCTGGATGCTGCCAGTTCAGGCGCGCAAAAGATGTGTTTCTTGGTCTGATACTCGCGGGACGCCAAGCGCCCCATATCGACCCAACCCGCCTCTTTGAGGGCATGGAGGAGCGCGGGAGGCACGATCTTGATGGCTGCGGGGGCGTAGGCTTGCAGTTCGTCACACAAGGCGTAGAAGGGGGCGCCAATGACACCGGAGGCAAATGCGCGCTGGCGTGTTCTGATCATGTTGACCAAAAAACTTTCTGCGCCGCTCATGCCATGCTCGACCATAATCATCTTGGCCTCGGTCATTGGGGGCGCTGCGTTCGGGTTCCAGGCCGACACGTCCCGAGTGTGCAAGTACGCCGACACGGCGGCGAACCCGCCTTGGCGCTCATACCAGTTCCAAAGGGCGACCGCCTCTGCTTCGGGCAGCTTGCCTGCTTCTGCCCAAAGGACAAACCAGCGGCGATCCTCTGAGGGCAACGATATGGCGACACGTTCGTTACTGAACGCCACCACGAAAACGCGGTTTAAAGCGTAATAAGGATGTAAGCCCTTGCGGTTGACCATCAATAGCTCAGGCGGCGCTGCGATGATGGGCTTGAGGGTGTTCTCTAGCGCTCTGCGGTCTTTGGCCTCTGCTTGGCGCAACTCGGCGATCTCCATCACTTCGCATTCAAGGGCATAGCCCCACTGCGAATTGAGGTCTTCATTCTTGACCAACGAACAATTGTGTTTTGCCTTGCCGCCTATGCTCCAAAAGAACGGGGCGAAAAGGGTGTCTTTCCCGCTCCCGTGATTGCCGCCCAAAAGGATAGCGTGATTGATCTTGTGCGAAGGGAACTGCACCTTGTGTGCCAGGGCGTTGAGCAAATGCTCACGCTCAAATTCAATTGGCACCATGCGCTCGACGTGACGCATCCACAGGCTAACGTCACCCGCTGCGGGAGCAGGCCGCGCATTACGCCAGCGGTTGCCGTAGACCAGCCCCTCACGGGCGACCAGTACCGTTTCGCCTGCGGCGTAGGTGATGCCGACTAACGCTCTTGCGCCTTTGTCTTGGCGGTACTCGTCGTATGCGTTGGATGCTTCTATCTTGCGTTTGTTATGCCGTGACTTGCAGTCGATGTGCCGGAACATGGCGTTGAACGTCTTACGCATCAACTCGCGCCGGTCTTGCATATCAAAATATGCGTCATCGTCTTGGATGTACGCAAACCGCTCAAACCATCCGCTCATCTCGACGCGGCCTAGTTCGCGTTGCTCGACCTCGGCGATGACTGTCGCCGCGTCGTCTGGGTATGAGGGTGTTGGGGTTAGCTTGGACAGGGTGTTCTCCATCACTGCCGCCAGCAACTCATCACGCAGGCCATGCGACCGCTTTGGCCCACCCTGCTCTTCTACCCACGCAAGATAGGCCACGCTATCCAGATGGGCGCAATGCTCATGCAGGCAGCAATAAGCGCGGTTGACGGGGTGATAGCGCCCCATCGGATTGCCGTCGCTATGCTCGGCGCTGTTCGGGCAAACGATCCCCCACCACCCGCTGCTGTTGCCCTTCTCCAGCAAGTCGCCACGCGCTGCTGCCCACGCCAGTACGTCATCGCCGCCGTCGTCTGTGAGCCGGATCGGGCGCACTGTGGCCGTGTCGGCTGGGTTGGGGGTGACACCCAAGGCGGTGCAGATAGCTTCTAACGAAAATTCCCGCTCTGGGTGAAACTCGACCAAGGCCGACGCAAAGCGGTCGCGCCCAGGCTTGAGATTGATCGACCCCGGCAGTCTGAAATTGCGGACGGGGTTAATCGCGCCGCCGTCGGTAAAGCCTGCCTCGGCGATGGCGACAATGGCCGCGCTGAATTCGCCCTTCATGGGCTGATCGTCCAGCGCGAAGGTGTAACCGTACTGGTAGTTGTTGGGGCTGGTTTCCATGATCCACGTCGGGTCGATGGGCGGCACTTTGGCCTTGGTGCCCACGTCATCCAGCACTAGGAACGCTACACGCTCACAGGCGTCGGCCTTGGCGGCGGGCTTGCCCTCGTCGAATCGGTCGATGATGAAGCAGCCGGTGTTGCAGTACCACGCTTGGTCGGGCTTCCATTTCTTGGGCAGGAACGCAGGCCATGAACACTTGAGAGCGCCGTCTGCATGGTATTGAGTCTCGCCGTCCTTGAGGATGGGCTTCTGCCGCACGAACAAAATAACTTCGCCCTCGGGGGCGATCTCTTCCAAGTATTTCAAGAAACTCATTTTGTAATCCTTACAAAGAACAAACACGGCAAGTGGGGACTTTCCCCTCGCCACGGATTTTTCGGCCACTGGCGAACTCGACTGCCAAGTCTTTTAGCGCAGCGGGCCAAGTGTCGCGCTGGGGTGATCTGAACGTATGGCCTAGCTTCTCTTCTACGGCCACGCCACGCGCAAACTCTTCAGGGTAATCGCGCCACAAGTCACGCCACTCGCCTAGCCGCTGGTAAGGGCATACGGCGCAATCGGTGCGACGGGGGATGGTGACGCCGCGCTGGGCTAGGTACTTCCAAACGTCTTCCTCTTTCCAGCCCCACTCCCGCATGGGAAAACGAATATTCATGTCTTCGCCGTAGATGCCGCGCCGCGCCTCTTCGTCTGCGCGAAGGCCAACGTACAGCACCGATCCCTCGGGCAAGTCTTCAAAATATTTGATGGTTGGCTCTATTTTTAAAATGCGCGTACACCAGCGCGCTCTGAAGTTGGGCAGCATCTGCTGCTCTTCAATCAGGCCGTACAGGTCGGTCGAATGGCCCACCTTTTTGATTGTTAAGCCCAGCATCTGCTCCAGCTTGGCCCAATGATCCAACATCTCGGGCAACTCGTTGCCGGTGGCGTTGCAGATCAGTTCGTATTCACGCGGCTCAACTTCCATCAAGCGCAGCGCAAGGGCGGTCGAATCTTTGCCGCCAGATAGTCCTATAACGTGTTTCATTTTCCGTATCGCTCCATAATTGAGACTTCAGCGTCTAGGGGTAAACCCTTAGCCCAATCGGGCGGGGTACACATGATTGAGCGCAGCGCCTTGGGGTCGGGCGTTGCGGTTTCGATCACAATTTCATCGTGGACGTGCAGCACCACGTCATCAAGCTGGCGCAGCGAATGGCGCAGCAAATCATTAGCCACGGCCTGGGTGATGTTCTCGCAGGCCAAGCCCTTCCACAAACGGGCGCGGGGCCACTCTTTGGCATCGGCGGCGGGTTTCCATGCAGCTTTGGCGTAAGTCACACCTTCTGATTCCAATCGGGCGTAGGGGTAGCACAGGATGCGGCCAGAGGGCAGCACATACCATAGGTGCAAGCCGTCGAACATATAGGTCACCCGTCCGGCGTTGAACTCTTTGCCTTTGTTTCGCATCGCTCGGGTGTACGCTGATTCTAGGTCTTGCCAGTACAAAACAGACCAAGGGTTTGCCCTACGCCAAGCATCCACCATGCGCCGCGCGTCCGACTCGGGCAGGGCGATTCCATAGGCGCGGCCCATCGCTGCAAAAGCACCGACGCCACCGGCAAAACCGCAGGCTAACTCCTGCACCTTACCAATTTGACGCTGGTCTTTGTTGACCTGGCTTACACTGACGCCAAAGGTTGCAGAGGCGTTGACCTTGTACACATCCTCGCCTGACGCAAAGATCGCCAGCTTGTCATCGCCCCTACCAGACAACCAAGGGTTTACCCTAGCTTCAATGGCCGACCAATCGGCAACGACTAGGTGTTTACCCTTACTAGGTATCAAGGCGGGTCTGAGCATTCCTTTGAGAACATCGGTAACGCGCGCACCAAACTTAGGTACGATTGCGTGGCCTCTGACCATTGCTTGGCGGGCGGCATCAGGGTCGGGCGCACATTTACGGGTGAAGTTGTGGACTTGGGCTCCATAAGACGAAGCGCGTCCAGTAGCGCTGCCGCCTGCAAACACAAAAGCGCCTCGGACTCGGCCATCTTCTTCATCTGATAGCTGTGCAAGGCGGCTGAACTTCGCAACCGACGACGCCCATAGGTCGTCGGCGCATTGGATGACTTCTTGAACATCATGGGGGACATCCTCACAGTTTAATAAATTGGCCCTGACAGTCTTGTCGATGGAATACTTGCCGTCTTTCTCCATCAGCTTCTTGGCCTGCGGGCCAACACGGGCCAGCACCCACTCACGCATCTTGGGGGAGCGCACGCTGGTGATCTCGCCGCCGGTCACCTCGGCCACAATTTCTTGAATCTCGGCCAACTCAGCGCTGGCGTACTTGACGGCAGCATGGCACAAGGGCACGTCCACTAACACGCCCCGATCGTTAATGCGCTCGTTGACGTGGTAGTCATGCAACTCTTGGTCTGACAGGGGCCGCATGGCCTTGCTGATAGCGCGCATGGCCCGCACGTCCTGCTCGCAGTAGGCCACCATCTCGGCAGTTAACTCGGGCGACTCCTCGTAAGGCGGCACGCTCATCTTGCGGATTAGCTGGGCACCACGATGGTCTTTCTTCATGGACGCGCCAGCAAAGCGCCCCACGTCCTCCAGCGAACCAGGCGCGCAATTGGCGCGGGCCTGTGCTGCGGTGCAGTAAAACGACTCTAACGGGATGTCAAGCTGCAAGACATACCAAAAAATTAAGCGCTCGAAAGCGGCGTTGTGCGCCATGATGCAATGGCCGGTCAGGTCAGGCAGTGGCTGGCCTGGCAACCATGTCTGTACGTCTTCGTCGTTGAAGGCGTAGGACATACACAGCACCTCGGTACTGGCGTGCTGGGCGTAGTTGTAAACGCCCGCGACTTTTAGGTCGCAGGCGCTACGGGTTTCAAAGTCAACCCAGAGAGTCATCAGGCCGCTACGCGACGACGACGACTTGGGGCTGGTGCTTCCTCGACTTTGGCGGGCTCAGCTTCGCCTTCCAAAGTCAACCATTCCACCACCTCGAAGACCGGCGTAAAAATCCGGCCATACGACTTGTGCTGGTAATGCTCCTTTTTGAGGCGCACGACCGGCACTGGTTTGGTTTGGTCTTTATCGACCTGATCTGCCAAGGCCACGGCCAAGGTCTGGACGCTGCGCTTGCCGCCCACCGAAGTGGTCGTGAAGCGGGCTTCCATGCCTTTGTCTTCGCCTGTCAGACACTTCAGACTCATACCCACCTGAGTCTCCCAGCCCTTCTTGGCTGCTGGGGGCGCGCCATCCAACTCCGGCAAGGGTTGGGACACGGGCACCATCTTCTCGCCCAACACCTCGCCGTCACCCCAAGCAATAAAGCCGTGGACAAAGGAGAAAGGGTTGACCGCCCAGGTGCTGTCCTCTTCGATTTCGGTTTGGTCTGCACCAAACACCCAGTGGCCGGTCTTGTCCATTTTCAGGATGACCGTACCGGCTGGGCCGACATCGGATTGGATAGCCCGCAGGGAAGATGCGAGGGAGGAAACTGCGGGCAAGCCCGCTTGAGAGAACGCTACTAAATTGGACATTTCTGTACCTTTATTGAAGTTTAGAAAGGGCAGCGGTTAATTGCTTACCCAAGAGCATCACCTCGGGGCGTGGATCATCCGCGCTTGCCAAGGTGTTACCTGAAGAGATGGCGACCACCAGATCACCCGGCAAAGCCTGCTTGCGCTTTTTGAGCGCCTTTTCAGCTTTGGCCGGAGAGATCACGGAAGTCTCCAACACCTCAGATTCGGTGAGACCAAACGCAAACAGGGCGACTTTGGCCTTATCCTCGTCAGTCCATGAACGGATCGCCCGCTTGGCGACCAGTTTGTAATCAGGCAGCTTGGCCCCAGACTCCAGCATCTGGAGCGCCAAACCGCGCAGATCGGTGATCCACTGCTCTAGCATATCAGCGTTCTTGAGATAGGTGGCAATGGTCGGCGGGTCAAGATTGTCAATGGTTGTCTGCAAAGCGCGCTCGACTGCGCCGGTCATCTGTGGGCACACCGGCTTGGCTGCACACCAGCGGCAGTGATCGCCAGAGCGCAGCGGGGCGGTCTTTTTCTCGCTCATCTTAACGGCCTGCACCAACTGCAATTCAAACTCAGCAATGCGCGCTGGTGTGGTCACCCAACGCTTTACTGCTGGCGGCTGCACGATGACCATCTCAATCTCAGTCACGCCTTCAAAGGCCCACTGAGCGGCTGGCGTACGCATGGCCGCAGCGGCGTAGAACATCAGTTGCTCATTCTCTTCGACTTCAACAGCAACACCATCGCCAAATTTCCAATCCAGCACAACAGCACGAGTGCCAAGGCGACCGATAAGATCAGTTGAACCAAACACACCAGGTAGTAGGTCGCCGAAATTAACGCTTGTCTCGGCCTCAATTTCCATCTCCTGCTTGGGGTCAATCTCGTCCAGCGCGCGCAAGGCGGGGTTTAGCTTGTTGTCGATCAGTTCTTGGGTCAGCACTTGGTCTTCGTACTTGGTGCCAAGATAATGCTCAGAACTTTGGCCCGACATCACAATCTCTGCGATGACGTTATGTAAGAGCGTGCCCTCGTCAGCGTATTTGCTGCTGGGCTTGGGCGGCATCTTGGCAACTAGAGCCACAGAGCCAGGGCAGTTGATTACCCTCTTGGCGGTTGAGCCGCCGACGATATTACTGTGGTTCATCTTTTGGCTCCTTTTTACTAAAAGTGAAGGTTTTGCTGTAGCTGCTGTATCGGTCGTCTAGTTCTACTTGATTAAACATATCTGGAAACTTGGCTTGCGCCCATTCCAAGAGAAGGCGCTCGGCCTCGGATTGTGTGATTTTCAGTTCCATTAGAGACTCCTGTAGTTGATTGAGCCACAACTGTACCACAACTTTTTGTGCTAAACTTCTTGACATGAAAGAAAAAGATGTAGAAAATCATTTTGTCTGGGCGGTGGAGCGGCTTGGCGGTAAGACCTACAAGTTCACCAGCCCCGGACGCAAGGGTGTAGCGGACAGGATAGCTTGCCTGCCTGACGGCAGCACTTGGTTCGTGGAGACTAAAAGACCCAAGGGCGGTAGGTTATCAGAATTGCAAAAGCTGTTTGCGGCAGACATGGCGCGGCTCAACCAGAAGTACGCGTGTTTATGGACAAAGGAGCAGATTGATGAGTGGACAACCAGCTAGGTATTTTGCCTTTGGCCCTTACAAGGCCGAAGCCATTGGCCCTAATGGATGGTGGGGCGTCAAGAACAAGAACGGTTTTAACTGTTTGACGTTTACTGACCGCCCAGGCCATGTGTTCGCCCTTGAGGCCGAGGCCAAAAGCCTAGCTGACGAGTGGAATAACGGCAAGGTGTTTGAGTACCCGCCAGAGCCTGTGATTGTGCCCCGTATTCCAGACCCAGTACATGACGCTCGTTTTGGTAAGTACATCCGCACCCAGCGGTTTGTAAACGGGCGTTGGGTGTCGCCCATTCCTGTAGACAAAAACTGGGCGCAAGCCGTGGATGAATATGATGAACTACTACAACGAAATTGACCCGTACGCCGCGCAGTGGCTACGCAACCTGATAGCAGCAGGGCATATCGCCCACGGTATTGTTGACGAACGGAGTATCACAGATGTTAAGCCCTTTGACCTTGCAGGCTACACCCAATGCCATTTCTTTGCTGGTATCGGAGTCTGGAGCCATGCGCTACGTCAATCAGGATGGCCTGACAGTAGACCTGTTTGGACGGGTAGTTGCCCATGCCAGCCGTTTAGCGCCGCAGGCAATCAAAAAGGCACCGCCGACGAACGCCATCTCTGGCCTGTCTGGTTCAATCTCATCCGCGAGTGCCGCCCTCCAGTTATCTTTGGTGAGCAAGTTGAAGCAGCGATTAGACACGGCTGGCTCGACCTTGTTCAAGCTGACTTGGAAGGAGAAGATTACGCCTGCGGGGCGGTCGGTATCCCTGCTGCGGGCGTCGGCGCTCCGCACATCCGGCAGCGACTCTGGTTTATGGCCGACAACACTCGCGTCGGACAGTCGGGGGTCAGCGGGCGTTGGCAAACGCGAGTTACCGAATGCGGTGAAATGGATAGGTTGGCCGACGACATCGACGCGGGATCACAAGGGCGGCTACCGGGGGGGGGCGTATGAGAGACGGCAAGATCAGCACGGACACGCTGGATGTAGCAGCGCAACTGGCTTTTGGGCGAACTGTGATTGGCTCTCTTGCCGAGACGGAAAATACCGGCCAGTTGAATCCGGCACATTCCCGTTGGCTCATGGGTCTACCGCCAGAGTGGGACGCCTGCGCGCCTACGGCAACGCCATCGTCCCGCAAGCCGCGCAAGCGCTCATAGAGGCTTACCTTGAAACTTAGACCCTACCAAGACGAGGCGGCTGACTTCCTGTACGAGCGCGACAGGGCGATGATCCTCGCCCCTGTGGGCGCGGGCAAGACAGCCATCACGCTCACAGCCATGCAGGCCATGCTCAAGGATGGGCACGCCTGCCGCTTTCTCGTGCTGGCCCCCAAGCGGGTTGCCACCAGCGTCTGGCCGGTCGAGCAACCCAAGTGGGCACCCGATGTGACGCTGGCCGTGGCCGTGGGCACGCCCAAGCAGCGGGCCGCTGCGCTGGCGTCTAACGCCCAGGTGGTGGTGACCAACTACGAGAATCTGCCCACAGGCACCTTTGACGCGGTGGTGTTTGACGAACTGACGCGGCTCAAGAACCCCAGCGGCAAGCGCTTCAAAGATTTGCTGAAATTCCTCAAGCCGATTGAGATTCGTTGGGGGCTGACCGGCTCGTTCACCAGCAATGGCTTGGAGGATGTGTTCGGCCAGTGCAAGATCGTTGACCAGAGCCTGTTGGGCCGCAGCAAGGGCGCGTTCCAGCAGCAGTATTTCGTCTTGGTTAACCCAGACTTTGGTGAGTGGATGCCGCGCAAGGGTAGTCTTGAGAAAGTAATGGCCGTGATTAAACCTGCTACTTTCGTCTTGGACGCAGGTGAGTATAGCGACAAGCTGCCCCCGCTCCATACGGTAGAAGTGCGTTGCGATCTGTACGACCGCAAGCCTTACGACACCATGAAAAAGGACTTCAAGCTGCAAGACATCACGGCCATCAACGCCGCTGTGGTGACCGGCAAGTTGCAGCAGCTTGCCAGCGGGTTTGTGTACCACACCGTACAGAGCCCATCGAAAATACCTGGCAAGTGGGTGACGGTGCAAACGCCAGTGTGGTTTGACACGGCCAAGTTTGACCGGCTGCATGAGTTACTGGAGGAGAACCAACGTGCTAACACGCTTATTGTTTACAACTATCAAGAGGAACTGGCCGAACTCAAGCGGCGTTACCCCCATGCTCAGACACTTGACGACGACCGGGCAATTGAGCGGTGGAACGCGGGCGCCATCGAGTTACTGCTTGTCCACCCCAAGTCAGCAGGCCACGGGCTTAACCTCCAGTACGGCGGGTGCCGGATCGTGTTCTTGTCCTTGCCCTGGTCGCTTGAGTTGTATGAACAGACCATCGGGCGCTTGCATCGTAGCGGCCAGCGGCATGACGTGTGGTGCTACGTGATGTTGACCAACAAGACGGTGGACGAACGCATCTGGGCCGCGCTGCATGACAAGCGCGCTATTTCTGATATTGCAATGGAAGAACTATGTTAGACAAACTTAAAGCACAACTTAAAGCGGCCAAGGCCGAACTCAAGGCCCGCGCGCGCCAGTTGAACGCCACTTACCGAGCGTATGACCGTTGCGTCAACTTGATTACTAAACTGGAGACACGAATTGAAAAACACTTGGCGAAGTCTAAATGACCGTCTGCCCACACTGACCGAAGAGGAAGTGCTGGGCTTACTGAACAACGAGCGCAATACGCTCAAAAGAGTATCCATACTGGAGCGTATGCACCAGCGGTACAACACCCTGCGCGTCGCGCGGGAGAGACTTGAACTACTAAAGGAAGCTAAATTACCATGAAATTTATTAAGTTTTTAAAGGACTACTACCGCGACTTGACGCCAGCAGAGGTCATCACCCGCGAACTGGCGCAAGCCCATTTAGACAGGCTTGAAGCTGAATCGGCATCCGAGTATGCAAAAGCGTGCCACGATCTGAGTATGGCCCGTATAGAGCGTCTAAACACACGTTTAAAGGAATACAAATGAAAGACACAAAAGAAATTGCAGCCGCGGATTACGCCAAGCAGTACACCGACTGGATGGTAAAGACCGGCGGCTTTGCAAGGGACAAAACTTTGCGTGATGAGTTTGCGGGGCTGGCTATGCAAGGAATAATTTATGAGGGCGCAGAGTCATCAGTAGAAATTTCACACTGGGCGTATGAAATGGCAGACGCAATGCTCAAGGAGCGTGCCAAATGACTGAATGTTGCAACGATTTTGGTAACTGCACCCAAGGGCGTGACTGCCCTATCAGAAAGCAACGCGCCGAGGAAACCGACAAGGCGTACATCAATCAAAGCAATGGGCTTGAGCCTGACTTAATAGATGATCTTGCTGCCAGCGTCAAGGGCTTGATTGCTTTGATGTTTGTAGTTGCTGGCTTGACAATGCTTGCTTTTGCATTTTGGGGGAAGTGATGACAGGCTACAAATCAAAACGCGATGCGGCGCTGGACGAGGAAGGGATGTATCTTGTGCATCACACTAAGCGCAAAGACGACGATGACGACACACAGGTGTACCAGCGCCCGTGGATAGACCTGACGGAGCATGAACTTTTTAGCATTTGGATGGGGGTTCCCGATGAAACCGAAGATAGGTTTGCATTTGCCCGTGCAGTGCTGGCTAAATCAAAGGAACTTAACACATGAACGAAATCAAAATATCTAACGTAGGCGGGGTATGGAACACACACCCGCACTGGCCTTCACTGGCGTGGGGCACCGGCATTGACGCTGCGGTTAAACGGTTGGAACTTATCGCCGAGGACTACACGTTTACTTTTAAAACTGTAGAGCAGCGGTGGGCATACAACAAACCATACGGCCCATAAGTATGAAACCAAATCACCCAAAAATTAGGCAGCTATTGCATCAATACCAAGATGGCTTTACTGTATTGGAACTAGCCGAGCGCTTAGACCGCAACGCCGAAACAATTTACCATGCGTTAAAGGCAATGCCTGATTCGTATATAGATCGCTGGACAGAAGCCCAGTACCAAGCGCCAGCACAAGCCGTATGGTGCGTTATCGTTCCGCCCAAAGACTGCCCTAAACCAAATGCAAAACACACCAAATTTCGCCGCCTGGTCAAATGAAAACTTAGCAAAATTTGCGCTGGAGGCGTATCTGCGCCTACAGGCCCAGCAAGATGCTTTGGAGCAACTGCGCAGTGACCTGAAGGACGCTATGCAGTTAGTACGGGCGAGTACCCTTACTGTCGATGATTAGCACTTGGCCCCGAGGCCTGCCCTTGGGGTCATTGGGCACCGATATGTGCGTCCAACGGTCAAACTCACGGATTAGTTGGTCAAAAGGCAGTTTGGCCGCTATGACCGCTTTGACCACTTGATCTGGCGTCATTGCAGGGACGCGGATGTCCGCAGCGCAGCCAAGCCGATGCTGGCTGGTGTCTTTGCTGCCTACCGCGTCATTTACTTGTTTGCTCCGAAATGCGCTGTTGACCATGATTGGTACGCCGCCCAAAACGCTTTTAACTTGTTCCAGCAAGCCAGCCAAGCGTTGGAGATTTGCTGTTTCAGTAGGGTTAGGTTCATTCTTAAACTCCCGGTGATCGGTTACGGTTAATTCTGCCAGCGTAAAGTTAGGCGTCATTTTGCAGCCACGCCTTGCATTTTTTCAGCCGTACGCATACCACCCAGGCCAAGCATACCCAACAGCAGCGGCATCATGGTGCCCGTGTCCATCGTGGGGAACTTAACGGGGTGACCGGCCAAGGCCGAGCCCCATTCGGCCAGCGGGCCGACGACGAACTGGACAGCGAATCCTGCGCCGCACACCCAGCCAATCGCTGGACGCCAGCCGGATACAAAGACGCTGCTGCTGGCCGCTTCGATCTTATTGATGTCCATCTGCCCGGTGATCTGAGCCAACTCGCCGTTCTGTTGCAACTTGAGCAACTCCAGCTTGGCAGCGGCCTGCTGCGCGGGGTCAGGCAGAACTCGGTCTAAGACTTTGCTGCCAATGTCAAACAGGGCTGTCACTGGGTCAAGGGCCATGCTTGATCTCCTCGTCGTGGGACAGCTTCACACCCGCCAGCAGGCCGATAAAACCGCCGATGATGGTCTGGAAAGCTGGCGACAACAGCTTGAAAATTTCGCTGTTGTCCACTTCTTTTGACCACAGGCCGAGCAGGAATGCTGAAACCATGCCTATTACAGATAAGCAAAGGGTTGCGCTGACCATGAGCGTTACTGCAAAGGTTAGCCGTGCTTTGATATTGTCGTTCACTTTGATTTCTCCATGATCTTTGCGCGAAGCAAAGGACTGTCTGATGTGCCTGCCCATTCGGGCAAGGCGTTCCAAATAATCACGTAGTCGGCTGAACTGCATACCGATTTATCCAGCCACTCTAGCATGGCTTTGTGGCGCTCTGCTGGATCGTGCGTTGACCAGGCTATGGCGTACAACTCCTGCACCGCGCAACTTGTCTGTTTGGGCTTGGGCTTTGGTGGCGGCTGCGCGTTCAGAATTAGCTTGTCCTGGGCGACCGATACCGTGACCAGCGCCAAAAAGAGTATGACGCCGCGCATTAATCATTTGTCTGCTTTGTTTTCTAGCCGGTCAAAAATCTTGCTTAACATTTCTTTGATTTCGCGCATATCTTCTTTGTAATCCAGACGGGCAACGTAGGTTAAAGGCAGCTTGGACAAGTCGTTTTTAAGGTCTTGCACCGCTGTCCACAACTCGCGGGCGAACCATCCGGCCACGGCCATGCACGCACCCAAGATGAGGTTGATTGTTTGCTGATCCATTATTGTGCCAATGCGTTTTCGTTTGCGGGAGCCAAAGCGTTAACCGCGCCGGGGACAACTCCGCTCCACTTAGTTGGGTCGGAAATTAATCGCAACACTTTGCTGCGCTCGTTGGCGGGTAGTGTGTTAAGTAGATCGGCTGCGCCCTGCGGTGTTTTGAACGCTTCGGTCAACGCCCGCATGGTTTTGTTGCCAATTTTGTTTTCTAAAATTTGGATTGCTTTATTGGTAGTTGCGGCCACTGCGGTGATATATGACGGCAAGCGCACTTTGGATAGGTGCTGAGTTAGCAATTCCTTGAGTGCGTCTTGACCTTCAGCCACTTGAGTTTTGATGTTGGCCTCGCGCACAACTTTGGACGCCTGATCGCGTAACACGTTAAGCGTGTTCTCGCTCACGTCTTTGGCAATGTTGTAGCTACCGGGGCCAAGAATTTTTTCAACGGTATCAGGTGAGTTGCCTTCAACCAAGCGAACAAATTCGTCTTTATTGGTCTTAAACAAATCCAATGCTTTGCCGGACAATTTCTTTTCTGCAATTTGTTGCGCGCCTTTGGCATACGCGGCCAAGTAATCTTTATAGCCCATGCCGCCTGCGTTGACAATTGCGTCGTCAATAACGGGTTTTAGTTTGGTCATAACCGACGCAGCTAAATTACGTTGCGTAGTTGCGTCTGCGCCAGGGTTTAACTGACGAATGGCAGCGTTAACCGAATTTTTACGGATTGCGTCCAAAGCCACGGCGTCTATCAAACCGCCACTAGTCGTCCATTTTCCAATGTCATCGGCGACATTTTTTACCGCCGTAGACATGATGTCGTTACCGGCAAACTCCGGCGCTGTTGCCAAACCTTGTATTTTGCTTACAAGCGCTGGCGCGTTTAACGGTTTGATGCCGACAGAACGCAGGCTGTCCGCTGCGCCTTGCGCCAGCCGCGCGCCTTGGCCCAAGTCCAATGATGCGTTAGCCGCTTGCGATGCCCACTCATCGGCCATTTTGGCTAAATCACCTTTGTAGGTGTACTTAGTAAAACCCACCGGCAGACCTTTTTTGATTAACTCAAGCCGCGCTGCTGCTTCAGCCACATTTCCGGCGTTGACCAACCGACGCACATCAGCCACTGCGGATGCTGCTTGATCGCTCAAGCTGCCCGAACGGGCTTCTAAATCTGCCACGTCTTGGCCGAGATTGGCACGGGCCAGCGCCGTATCGCGCATTGGTGTGGTAACCGCGCTCAACCTACCTTTGGCCTCAAGCAATGCAACTTTTACATCTGTTGCACTAACGCCGCCCGCCAATTTAGCTAATTCATTTACGGCATCTTGCTCATTCATGTTTTTGAGCGTTAGCGTGAACTTAGGATCCGCAGCCAACCGGCGTTCAATTAGGGCTTGCCAAGTTGGATTGGTAATGCCTGCGGTTGCTTGTGCGGCGGTCACGTTAGCCGGGGCGTTACGCAAAGCATTTAACGCGCTGGGTAAATCACTAGCAAGTGCGTTGCGGGCAATTTCAGCGGCTTTTTGTTGGGGCATCTGGCGCAAGTCCATGACAGCGCCTGCGGCCTTACCAAGTAAAGGCGCAACTACACGGCCACCGGCCTCAAACGTTGCACCTTCCAAAACATTTTTGAGTGGTTGGGTGATAATTTCCGAACCTTGCGGCGCGGGTTGCATACCCATAGCCACATCAGCAACGGTCATCCCTTGTTTGGCAATACCGTACCCAAGGCCAGCCCCACCAACGGTGCCCAATGGCCCCATAGACGTACCCAAAACCGCACCGCCTGCTGCGCCTAATGCTTCTAGCGTAGGGGCCACATAAGGACGCGCTGCTTGGTACATTTTTTGGCCGGTAGATAACTCTTGGCGCGGGGCCGTAGGCATACCTTCGCTAGGCTTGGGTGCGGCACCAAAAGTTTGGGCCGCAAACGTTTCTATTTGCGCGGGCGTTGCGTCATCTGGGCCTTCAAAGACGTGCACCGCGCCGTCTGGGCCTTGAACACGATATTTTGTAGCCATTATTCTTTACCTAAATATTTAAACCCGCCTGATCCTTGTGGTGCAGCGCTGCCGCCCGTTTTATATTCGTAAGTCATGTCGTAGGCATCGCGCACGCGTTGTTTAGACGTGCGGGCTGCGACAGCCGCGTCTTTTAACGATCTGCTCAAATCGGTGGTGTCTTGCGTACGGTTTATAGGCGCAAACGCATCGCGTAAATACTGGCCTTCTTGGTTTGATACGTTGCCCAACGCGCCGCCAGTAGGCGATGACGCGCGCATATTTTGCAACTCTTGAAAACCACCGCGAGCGACAATACTGTCGTACAGCGCTTGCGCTGCTCTTGCGTCTTTGGTAATTGCCGGTGTGCGACCGTAGACTAAGCCTGAAATTCCAGACAAGCCAGGATGATTTGCCAACTTTTCCAAATCAGTAGCTAACTTTTCCGCGCTTGATTCAAACGTCTTAACCGCAGATGTAGCGGCGGGGAATTTAGATTCGCGCGCTTGAATTTCTTTTGGAGGTAAGCCTTCCATTGCACTTGCAGGCGTCATTTTTCCTGACAGCGCTTGTTCTCTTGTAACGTACACAGGTTTGCCGGTCACAGGATCAACAACCGCAACTGGCGGTTGCTCTGGCCGAGGCGCAGCAGGGGCGCGTCCAGCAGCAGCGCGGGCCGTAACAAATTGTTGATAGTCACCTCTAAAATTACCACCCTCCGGTGTTTTGGCGAAATTGAATTCGGCCACCATAGATGGGGGTGCTGGCGCTTTTTCCGGCGCAGCCGGTGCTTGAGAGAATGCGCCGCCTTGATAAACACTTGCGCTAGGTGCAACCACAACAGGCTTCATGCTATCAAGCAATTGGCTAACGCTTTGCATTGAGCCCATACGCAACTGGTCAAACTTACCAGTTTGCACGGCCTCATTTAGTTGCGCTAATCCTTTTTCTGGCGTTGCACCTAAACTCTGAAGGTACGGCCCAAGCACGGGATCGGCATGTACGGATTTATGCACCGCTAAATATGCCTCTGGCGTATCTGCCATGCGGTAGGCGTCAGGAAGTAACGCCAATTTATCAGCTATCAACCTAGTGCTTTTGATTTGGCCTTCCGTACCCGCCGTTTTAGCTTCTTGTTGAGACTTAGCAAATTCAAAACCTAATTTTGGGTTGAGTCTGGTTACGTCTTGCAAATATGTTGCAGACGCTGGGTCAAGGCGGCGCAAAGCGTTGGTCTCTTCCATGCCGCGTTGGTATTCCTGCATCTTCATCTGATTCAACTGGTTGGCTTGCTGGCCCTGCTGCAATTGTTGCATCTTGCCATATTGTGCAAACGGATCAGGCGGCGGTTGAAACTGGTAGCCCTGTGCAATAAGTGCGTTTAGATCAGCCATGATTAGCGTCCTTGATAGGTTCCATCGTAATAGTTTACGTCATAGCCGGGCATACTAATAGGGCCGCTTTGTGGCGTTTGACTGCGCTTCAAGAAATCGTTAAAGTTCATTTGATTTTGATATGAACTTGCAGCCGTCTGAAGACCGCCCGCCAAAGTGTTTGCCGCGCCTAGCTGGCCCGCGCCAACTGCGTTGCCTGCGGCCATGTATGCGTTCCCAGCATTAGTTCCGTAATTCCCCGCCGCAATGCCTTGATTAGACGCCGCAGCTTGACCAGATGACATCAAGTTACCCAAGGGTTGGAGTTGATTTGAACGATTTGTTTGGTACCGGTTAAAAGCATTCTGGTACTCTTGTGAGCCCATGTCTTGGCCGTAGCGAGTAGCGGCCTTCAAAGCCCCACCTGAGATTAAGCCACCACGGGCAGCGGCTTGACGATCAAGTGCTTTCTGACCTTCACTTAAACGGAATGCGTAGCCTGGGTCTGCTTGGTAGTCTGCCATACCAAAGTCTCTACTGTACTTGCCGTACCCAGCAGCGCCAGCATTACCGCCAAGACCCAGCAATTCCATTAGCCGGTTTTGCCCTGTAAGACCAGCTTGACGATACGGCTCTTGACCAGCCATTTGCTGGTCAAACATTTCCTTTTGAAGAGCAGCAGCGCGGTCAGCGGCGGCGGCTTGTGTGCTAGCCGCGCTTTTTGCGCCGGAAGATGCAATTACACCGCCAAGAAGAGCGCCACCCGCCCCAATCATTGCTACTGTTATAAAACTCATATTGACACCTCAAGTGATTGATCTTTTATCTTGTTACCAATACCAAACATAGCGCGCGGGTCGTCTTCAACTAACTCTGACTCTACATCTTCTACCGTATCCGATTCAACTCGGTGAAACGTCATGCACAGCGCATCTGTTTCTGCATAAACTGCTCGTTTTGTCCCCGGGCTGCTGCATATCACTTGCGGCCCTGTAATCAACTTAACGCCTTCGTCCGTAGTAACCGCAACCGTACCAAAAACAACCATGTAAAAATGTTCTTTTTTGTGGACTTTACCCACTATTAAACACCCTGCCGGACGCCAAACTTGACGGCAGTACATACCGCCGTGGAACAAATGCTCAGTAGGCGCTTCGTACTGCTCATGCTTGGCAACTTCAATTTGCAACGCCTTAACCTTGTCAATCATTGAAACTGCTGGCGCAACATCAAACCCTTTGCCGTAAGTGATTCGCATCAAGTCACCTCACGCCCAGAAACACGAATGTTTC